AAACTTGGTTCGCTGCTGCTCAATATATTTTATATGGCGGTTCGATGAAAGTAATCAGAACCGATGCTAACACTTTAGCAAACGCAGTATCAAATGGTTCTGCTGTAAAAATTGCAAACTTCCAAGATTACGAAACTAACTACTCCACAGGTCAAACTTGGAATTTTGCAGCTAAGACTGCAGGTACTTATGCAAATGGCCTTAGAGTTTATGTTACTGATGCTGGTGCCGATCAAGTACTAACTCTTGATGCTCCTTCTTCTGGTGATGAATGGGAATTTGCTGAAGGTGCTGCTGTTTCTGCTTCCTCTGGTGCAGCTGCAAGAGTATTTAAGTATTCCACTTATGTCAAATTAAATACGATTGTTGGAACTCCTGCTGCTGGTGCTTGCACAATTGGGGGAGATTCGGCAACCGTATTAGCATATGACGCTGCTTCAAAAACTATTGAAATTGAATTTGGTGCAGGTTATTCTGGAGTTCTTATTGCTACTGATGCTTTTGTTCAAGGTAGCGTAAGTGCTGTTGTTGAGACAGTAACCAGAAAACTTCTTACCGTAACCGATAAAGGTTCTATTGATTTTGTTGCTGGTGATGACATAACTGATGCAAACACTAACACAGTTAATATTGGTTCAGTTGCTAAGGAATATCTCTCAAGAGAAGTATTCAAAGGATTGAGATGGGCATCAGTCGGAGTTCGTCCAGGAACTTCACCCATGGTTGCCGCTAAGAATGGATATAAGGATGAGGTTCATGTTGTCGTTGTAGATACTAAAGGAACCATTACTGGAACTCCAAATACAATCTTAGAAAAATTTGTAGGTCTATCAAAAGCTTCGGATGCTAAGACTCCAAATGGAGAAGTTAACTATCTACCAGAAGTTTTAAAATTAAAGTCAAATTACGTCTACTTTGGTGATCATAACGATACCGAAACTTGGTCATATGGTAGTAACACCGATACTGCTGGTGATGCTGCAAGTAACTCTGGTTATCAACTTTACAAAGCAGATTCTTCCGCAGTTACGGATCCAATTTCAGGAAACGCACAAGTAGGTCTAGAAGGATCATCAACCATTCAGTATGTACTTGCTGGTGGTGTTGATGAATATGCTTGGTCTGCAACCGATTATCAAACTGCACTAAATCTACTTTCAGATCCAGAAGCAGAAGACGTTGACTTCATCATTCCTGGTGCAATGGGATCAGACGATCTTCAAGCACTTGCAAAAATGCAAGCAATTCTTAACGTTATTGAATTGAGAAGAGATTGCATGACATTTGTTTCTCCTAAGAGATCTGATGTTATCGGTGTAACTGATTCTCAAGTAATTACTGGTAACTTAACAAATTACTTCTCAAAATTCCCATCAAGTTCCTACATGGCATTTGATAGTGGTTATAAGTATGTCTACGATGCATATAACGATGTTTATCGTTATATTCCTTGCAACGGAGATATGGCAGGTCTTTGCCTCACAACTGCCAGAAATGCTGATGCTTGGTTCTCACCTGCAGGATTCCAAAGAGGTGTCCTAAGAAATGCAATTAAACTTGCATATTCACCAAATAAAGCACAAAGAGATGAACTCTATGCAGAAAGAATCAATCCAGTTGTTTCTTTCCCTGGTCAAGGTATTGTCCTTTTCGGAGACAAAACTGCTCTAGGATATGCTTCCGCATTTGATAGAATCAACGTTCGCCGTTTATTCCTAACAATCGAAAAAGTAATTGGAAGATCTGCAAAGGCACTCCTATTTGCTCAAAATGATGAGACGAGCAGATCACAATTCAGAAACTTTGTTGAACCATACCTAAGAAATATCCAAGGTAGAAGAGGTGTTACTGATTTCCTAGTTAAGTGTGATAACACAAACAACACTCCAGACACAGTTGATAGAGGAGAGTTCTATGCTGAGATCTATATCAAACCAACCAGAACTATCAACTTCATCACCATTTCCTTCATCGCAACCAGAACTGGTGTTGCCTTTGAAGAAGTCGCATCGTAATTCATTATAAAAAGTAAAAGAGGAGGCTAAACCAAATGGCAACACAAAATATCAGAGGTAGAATTACCTCGTTCAAAGCAAATTCCAACGTTGATTATGCAAGACCCAATCTATTCCAGGTTGATATTGATTTCCCCGAAGCAGTTACAGATTTAATTACTGGTTCTTCTGGATCGGGTGGTGCTTCTGGAGATCCAGTAAATAGCATGAGAGTTCTTGGTGGTTTCCAAGTTAAGGCAGCACAAATTCCTGCTTCAACCGTAGGAGTTATTGAAGTTCCTTTCCGTGGAAGAATGCTCAAGATCGCTGGTGACAGAACCTTCGAACCTTGGACAATCACTATCCATAACGACACTACTTACAGACTACGTTCTTGGTTCGAAAAGTGGATGGAAGCAATTCAACTTTATGATGAGAACGCAACTGAGATTGATTACGGTTCACCTGCAGATGCAGCTGGAACTGATTATCTCAGATACATGAAGGATATGAAAGTTACTCAACTTGACAGAAGAGGAAACGCAGTAAGATCATACAAATTCTATGATTGCTGGCCCTCAAACGTATCTTCAATTGATCTTGATTTTGGATCGAATGATGCAATCGAAGAATTCACCGTAGAGCTTCAAGTCCAATACTGGAAACCAGAAGTAGGTGAGACTGATGTTGAAATCGATCCAGATACAACCGCATAATTTACTATGATAAATAGTATCGGACTAATCTTCGATACTATAAAATGTCTCAATTATTTGGATACTCCATCGAGAGAGCAAAGAAGGTTCCGAAAGGGCCTTCTTTTGTGCAGAAAGACAATCAGGATGGCGCAACTCCCATCGCTGCTGGTGGTCACTATGGGTATTATGTTGATATTGATGGAACCGTCAAAAACGAATGGGAGTTAATCCAACGTTATCGTGATATGATTCTGCAACCAGAGTGCGACTCTGCTGTAGATGATATTGTTAATGAAACTATTTGTGGAGATTATAATGATGTTCCTATTGCAATTAATTTGCAAAATATTAAAGGAATGAGTGAAAAAGTTAAAAAATTAATTCGTGAAGAATTCGATTATGTGTTAGAACTTTTGGATTTTGAAAATAAATCGTATGAAATTTTCCGTCGTTGGTATGTTGATGGAAGATTATTTTACCATAAAGTTATTGATGTAAAAGATCCTGGTGAAGGTATTATCGAATTGCGTTATATTGATCCAAGAAAAATTCGTAAAGTTGTTGAAATTGAAAACGGACCAGTAAGAACAGATCCAAATGATCCTCAAGAAGCATTCATGCAAAAGACTGTTGAATACTTCATTTACAACGGAAAAGGATTGAAAGCTGGGGATGTTCAGG